AAAACTACTTTTGTGTCTTTTACTCCGTTTACCCATTGGAAATTACCCGTGTTAACTACAGAGCTATTCCTAATACCCTCGTTGTAATCTATCTGCTCGTATATCTTAACTAAATTAAATATACTATTTTTCGCCTCATCTCTGAAAGCGTGTTCTTCTGTTCTTGGAAACTGACGATAAAATTCATTTAAACCATCTTGATCTCCTTTTAATCCATCAGCTTCATTTTCCCAGTGCTCAATAATACCTATGTCTATTAGTTCACCGTCGGGTCCACAAATGTCTCGTCCGGGAGTATTAAACACAGGGGCTCCAAATTCATCAATGAATCCTTCATAGTTCCATTCCATTGGGATAAACAAAGAGTATAAACCAGAACGTGTTTGACCATTTCTATTTCTTTTTGTTGCATCGCTGTCTTGATACAACTTTTTAAAATTATCTCCACCCTTATCAAGAGCGTTACTTGTTGATCCCATCATGCACTTGCCAATAATCCTACTACCTAGTCTAAGACACGTTTTAGTAACGCGCCAGTTGTTAAGTATGTTATCGGGTCTTTCCCACTTACCGCTTTCATCGTGAACTAACAGCGACAGCTTTTCACCATCATAACTATTATCACCTGTATTCTTCCAATCAATCGTTGTGTCAAGACCTTTTATCTCCTCTAGTTTCTCGTTGACCTCTATTTTCTTACGGGTAAACTTACTCGCAGGTACACGATACGCTAGCTCAGACTTAGGTCTATCCATACCATCTTGAATAGGTTTGAAGAAAAAAGGATAGTTTATAGATATAGGTACAACCTTGTCAGTAAACATCTTTTTCGCATCAGCCCCACTTTTGGATAGTATTCCATATCTAGAGTCACTTGATATTGTAGCTAAATTAACGGTTTCAGCTGAAGACATAAAAGAAAAACCAGAACGCCTATTTTTAAGATAACACATGCCGTAGCATCTTTTGTCAGCCTTGCAAGCTTCCCAAAATATAAAAAACAACCTATTAGCTTCTCTAAAGTCTGGAGCACCAACATCTATTTTCGACCATTGGAGGTACATGTAGTGAGCTCCTGTAATATAAGTTGGAACATCAGCATTGCGAAACCAGAAACCTTCATCTCTTCTTTTAAATTCTTCATCTATGTAGTCGTACCATTGTTCTTTTTGCTCTTCTGGATATGATCTCCAATCAAATATATTCTTTATTTTTTCTAAAGGCTTAGGGTATTGTATCTTACGCCATTTGTTATCTTTATTAGCATGGACATTGCTAGGCGCTTTTGGTAAAGCTATTTTTAAGTTTTGAAGCTCATATATCTCTCCTATTTGACCAGTTCTTGAAATAACAACGACATCGTGCTCTTTGTTGTAGCCGTACTCCCATTTTTTACCTTTATTAAGTCTACTGATTGTAGTTTTCTTAATAGGTTCAATTATACTATATAGTGTCTGCTCGTAACTCATTTAGATCTTCCTTCAGCAAATCCTTTGAATACACGCTCTTTCTTCTCTTCAGGTTCTTTTCCATCGAGTAACGCCTCTTCCTCTTGTATTCTGTTAAGTATCTCGAATGCATCAAATATAGCGAGTTTCTTCGTTGCAGCGGCGTTTTTAAGTCTGTCAGCAGTAATATCATCACCACTATCAACAATAGCTTCTTTAGCCACTTTGATAAGCTCTTCAACTGCTCTATGCCCAGCTTGGATTATACTCTTCTTCGTCTCCTTGATATTCATATTTAATTGTAATAAAACTAGATAGTACTCTATACAACCTCTCTCCTTCTATAATAAACTCATATTTAGAGTTTGGTCTTACACCTACAAGATCACCTAAGTCTACTGTTCCGTCTGTATACTTAACTATACCTACTAAAGGTCTTTCAGAGTCAGTATTATACTTGTCAATAGCTTTAATAGGCTTTACAAAGCAATAGCCTTTTGGAGCTGTATATTTGTTATTTCTTTTAATTAAAAATATTTGATCTATAGAAACAACGTATGTATGCTCATCTATAAAGCTTCTGCTATTTTTTTCTCTACCCTTAACATCGTGCCATCTTCTAAAAACGTTGTGATGAACTATAACTTCATCTCCAACTTTAATGTCTGTTTGCCCAACTGTTGGTACAGCTAAAACTTTAGCTAACCTATTAACGTGTTGATGGTTAAATATCTCACTGTTAACTATTAAGTCTTTATCGCCAACTTTCTTAACGTTGTTGTATCTTTGCCCAACAGGCGTTATAACAAAGTCATAGACACTTTTCATTAATATTGAAGATTATATTCAATTGAAACAGCCATGTTTTTGTTAAAATCTTTCCAAGGTAACACGTCGTTGCCTTTTCTGATATAGATAGAAAACTTATCATCTTCTTCGATTATATCACAGATAGTATGCCCTCCATAGACCTCTTGGCCTACGGAGTAATGCATAGCATCTATTTTATAATCTTTACCTATTGTGATTTTACGAATTAGCTTGCTCATCTTCTTCGTATTTTATAGTACCATCTTGAATAGAAATATTACAAGTACCGTATTCATCTTCAAGAGACTGTTGAAGTTCTTTTATAGCTCCTTGCATTTGCTCTGCTTGATGAAGTATTTGGTGCTTTTGAACTTCTAGCCTACCTAAGTTAGCGTGACTTTCATTTATTGCAGATACAACACCTTGTAGCTTTGCTAACTGCTCATCATTGATTTTACTTGGCCTAAGGTCTTTGACCTTTGCCGTCTTTCGTTTTGCCATAATTTAATTTAATTTAATTGTTAATTGTTAATTGTTAATCTATGCTATGCTTAGAGATCATATTGTCAGATATTTCTTTAACTTGTGCTTCTGTTAAAGCTACATTGTATACTCCTAGCTCGTAAAGATACATATTACCTTGTGGCACATTAGTACCACCGCTTGGATTTATAAAAGGTTCAAAACCACCTATTTGATCTATTACAAAATCTACATTAGCATCAAAGTCATTGTCCTCCATTTCTTCTGTAAATGAGGAAGCTATTGATTGATATACTTTAACAGTAGCGTTCGCTCCAGCGTCTTTAGTTATACAGATAAAAGTTTTTGCATTTGAAGGTATGCCTTCTTGAAATTGCTCTATACCTATTTCATCACTAGTTCCGCTTTGAGTTGATTTTATATTAAAATAAGGGTCTGAACCGTCGTCTTCTTCTGTAAACAAAAATATAGAAGATCTATTATTAGTGTCTGTAAAACTTCCAGTTACAAATTGATAAGCTTTGCTTTGCTCGTCTGGAGTTGATTGTTTTGATACAAAAAATATCGTAAACGCGTCGGTTAGTGTAATAGCACTACTAAGATCTAGTTGATCTACTTGACCAGAAGCAGAAGTAAAAGGAAAATGAACTCCTTTACCAGCTACGTCGTGAATAGGTTTTTTATTGTCTACAGATTGTCCTACAGTTATACTACTACCGTCAGCTAAGTTTTCCATAGCGCTTACTAGTTTTTCGCCACCTATAAGAGAAGACGTTACGTTAAACCCAGAAACATGAAAAACTTTAGAAGATAGATCAAGAACTGACTCCGCGCTAGCGCCACCTGTTATGCTATTTCCTAGTCCTAGCATTATGCTCCTATATAAGCTACAACTGAACCACTGTCTACGTCGATTTCAGTCCATCTTCCGTAGATAGTAATACCCTTTGGAAAAGTTACTGAATCAACAACTTTACCACCAGAACCTTCGTCTGCAGTTTCAAGGCCAGCGTCTAAATCGTGGGCTGGTTGCTCTGTTCCAATATACTGATCAGACCCAGTAATAGGTATGTCGGCGATTAAACCGCCTGTTGCATCAAATACAGTGTCCGCAAGCATTGTTATTGCTACAAATACTTTGTCTGTTGGAGGTTTGATAGCAACGCTACTAGCTGTAGTATAAGCGCTACCTAGCTGTCCAAAAGCGTATGATGTTTGTGTATTATTAATTCCCATTTTATTTTTTTATTTTCTCGTATGAGCGTCCACCAAAGTAGGCACCTATAACTGTTATTAATACTAATTGTAAAAGATCAACCCATTTGTCTTCTACATTAAACATAATCACACCTGCATCAATGAAAATTAGCAGTGTTGTGCATATTACTAGCCAAGCTAATACTAGCGGGCGTATTGATTTGCTAAGCCATGAGTCAGACTGCATGTCTGATTTCCACCTAGCTGTAACTTCTTCTTGCATTTTAGCTTCACTATCTAAAAGCATTTGCTTTATCTTAGCTTTAGCCTCATCGCGCTCTTTGTCTGTAGTGATAACTTTA